CAGCCTTCAACTTCATGGCGAGATGTTTTTCCTACATAATACTACCTATGATAATCACCTGTTCCATGACAGGTATAGCATTTCTTACCCTCAATAAACTGAATACCATATTTCACATACTTACCATACTTTGAAAGTATTTTATTTTTAATGGGATAGAAATATTTTTTATCACCCCAATTTAGGCTTCTATTTGCGTGGTGCAAAAGCCACGATAATACTGTTATTATTATATTTTTCATAATTAAATTACTTTTTGATACTAACCAAATACCACAACTCCATTATTTTTTGCAACTTTAAACGTATTCATCCAAAGTTCATATTGTTCATACCAATACGCCCCCATTATTTCCTTTGCCTTTTTATTATGATTTTTAAAATCACCATAAAGCTTTTTTGAAACTTCCCAATCTAAGCACCCCTCATTATCTGCGAAATCAATAAAGTCATTAAACGGTATATTTTTAGGAAGTTTCTTCCAAATTATTTTGCCTTCACCATCTAACAAATCTTTTCTATCAATGATAAGCATATATTAGTTGTTAATGCTATTGAAATGCTTATGGATAACGAATTATTTTATCACACTTGCAAAGAACTACTTAAAAAATGGAATATTGCAACCAAGGTAAATATGACCAACTTGCAACAAAATAGAAAATCTTGGCTTGGAGCCGCTGCCTGCTGTTTTAAGTTTGGGGTTCCTGAATTTTTAACAAGGATAGCCTGGAACTTATTAAATAAGGAGGACCAGGATAAGGCAAATATGATTGCTGAGAAAATAATTAATGAGTATGAACAAACTAAAAATAATATAAATGAGCAAACATTATTCTGATATTAATGTTTTTGACGCTGCAAAAGAAAGAATAAATTATGTTTTTGATAATTTTGAACGTATTTATATTTCCTTTTCTGGTGGAAAAGATTCTACCGTAATGCTTCACATGGTAATGAGTGAGGCAATAAAAAGAAATAAAAAAGTTGCTGTTTTGTGTATAGACCTGGAAGGACAATATAAATTAACTATTGACCATATTAGGGATTGTTATGAACAATACAGTGAGCTTATTGAGCCTTATTGGGTATGCTTGCCAATACATTTAAGAAACGCTGTTTCTGTGTTTGAGACTCACTGGAAATGCTGGGATAAAGAAGCAAAAAAAAGTTGGATAAGGGAACTGCCAAAAATGGGAATATCTGACTATAATTATTTTGACTTTTTTCACGATGGAATGGAATTTGAAGAGTTTGTTCCTTTGTTTGGCAAGTGGTACTCCCAAGGTAAAAGTTGTGCTTGTTTTGTTGGAATACGTTCAGATGAAAGTTTGAATAGATATAGAACAATAACGAGTAAATACAAGAAAACACACAATGATAAAAAGTTTACAAATCTTGTTGTTGATAATGTTTACAAAATGGCTCAAAAGCTTTTTGGACAATCCACTGTTGGTGCTGTACCTCCTAGTGTTGTTGTAGGTCGTCGTCAGATTGATAGTACCACCTTCACTCCAACAGTTACAGATGCAACACCTTACACCGTAACTGTTAATGGCGTTCCATATACCATTACATCAGGTACTGGTGCTACTGCAACCGCTATCGTTACAGCACTCAAAGCAGCTATTGGTACTCCAACTGGTATCACTCTCAGCGGTACAACTTCTCTGACTGTTGCACCAACTGTTGCAGGTTCTCCTTGGAGTGTAACAGCTTCGTCTAACCTCACTGGTGTAAATGCTGTAAGGATCAGAGGGATCTGAAACGAAGCAGTTGCAACGGCGGTGCTTTCACGGGTCAGAGTGATTTGCACCACTGAGTCGAGGGTGTTGGCCATTAGGCTTTATTCCTTTGTTGTGTTTATATTACGGGGATTGGGCCTTCCGGCACTCTGAAAATTGTGTCTGCTGTTACATCTTCAACCACTACTGCTTCTATCAAATCAACCACATCTTGCGTCACTGCAATATAGGAAAAAGTTACATCCATGTTGTGATACTCCACCCACTGTGTCTCTCTTTTCTGGGGAGCACGTCTTACATTACTTTTACGCATAATACCAAGCTTGTTTCTTTTTAAATCTTCAAATACAAGGTAGTTATTATTAATTCTTTGATTGAGACTATGTGACATATCACCACTCTGACTACCAATAAAACTTAGCTGACAGAAAATTTCATAGGCCACTTGACTTGCTTGTCTATTCTGGCTGTCAAGCTTACTGGATGTAACGTGATGACCTTGTTGTGTAATACTTAGGATGTTGATAACAACATAAGATTCAGCAGGTTCTGCACCATTGCCGTTTGAATGGATCACGGGAACTGTTGGGTATTCTGATAAAGCAGTAATAACCACTTTTCGAATGTTTGTTCTAAGCTGGGTGAATAAGTTGCTTGCCATTAAACACTCCCAACTTTGAAGTCAACAGAGTTGAGCATTGTGTCTGTATCCCTAAGAGGATCATCAAATCCTTTTGCTTTGATTGTTCTAGGACTGTTAGACGGACTATCCCAATCAATAATTGCTTGTCTCATTTGACTAACAAACACGGGACCAAGGATTTTCAAGGCTTGTTCAGGAGATTCACCACCAACAATACTTACAACTGCATTGGAGATATTGTTATCAAGTTTTCCTTTCTCTAGAGCACCACCAAAGCCTACACGCATAAAAGGACGAGTCGGATTATTTACAGTCCCCTCTTCGTTATCCCTTGCCACTTGAGCTACAGGAAGATTATCATTTTCAGGACCATACACGGACTCTTTGAAGAAGCCTGTAGTTAATTCTGGAATACTTTTTAAAAGATTCTTCTTAATCCCTTCCCACACTGCTGTATTTTTCTTTATAGTAGCCATGTGGGTTCCTTAGTTTGGGGTGACTTCTACGCGGCCGGCTTTAATTTCCCGATGATCCACTACACCCATTCGGAAATTCTGCACAGCCATAACTTCATACAAGTCACCATCCCACATGAACCTGTCTGCACCCCAGCCGCCAACACCCTCTTTCTTCTGTCTAACTAAATCAGCTGTGAACAACCACATCCAACTTTTAGTTCTATCTGACTCTGGGAGGAGCATCACTTGATAATCTGAAAAAGGATGGACGTTGGCTTGAATAACAACTTGTTGCTCAACACCTTCCACCCAATCACCGTTCAGGTAATATCCTTGTGAATGTCTTAGGATTGTTACAGGGGTTTTTCTAACTAGGGAGAATTGTGCGATGCTCATTTAACGCCTCACAATCCAGTATGGAAGATCGGGAACACCATAAGCAAACCTATCTAGCCAAGTTCCTGTACAGTTAGTTTGCTCAACAGTGTGAACAATCTTACCTGAATAGTTACCACAATCTGCCCTGTTGTTCCAAACGTCTGCTGTATCAATACCAGCAGCATAAGGCATCAGACTTCCAAGTCCGAGCGTTGGATTTTGATTGATATTAGCAAGCAACAGTTTGTACCAATCTAGTGCATTACTCCAAACTTCATAGTGACCTGCTGTTTCCCTGAAAACAGATTTGTTCTTAGCAAGATCAGCAAGAATTGCATAAATAGCAAAGATAGAAGCTTGTCTTACATTGTTCCCTGACATGTCAAGGAAGTATTGAATTTCTTCATCCGTGAAAGTGTAAGGCTCCGAACTGTCTCCGATAAAGAGACGTACAGCCTGAATGGGAGTCAAAGCCATAACTATTCCTTTTAAAATAGGGGGAGTGTTTCATCCCCCATTTATCTTAGGTCAAAGACAGACGAACAATAGCTTGTGGACGCAAGCAAGCGTTCAACTGGTTGGACTCAGACATAATTTCAATCTTATCCATCTTGTCGCCCATGTACTCTGCGTAGTAAACAGACTGACCAGCAGTGTTAACACTTGGGAAAGTGAGAGCAGGAGCGTAGTAGGTCTGGAACATATCAGTTACACCCAGTGGGAATGCGTAAGCATCGCCAGCAGGGATGAAACGTTGTACAACACCATTCTGATCGGTGTAAGTACCACGGTACTCAATGAAGGTCAGACCACCAAAGTTGAATACTTGATAGTTCGCAGGCAAGCCCATACCAGCAGCCGACAGACGATTGACCAGTGGGTCTTGATCACGACGGAAGTATTTATAAACTTCGGTGATGTAAGGGTTGGTGATCAGGGCTTGGAAGTATTCTGGCGAGCAGATTACAACGAAATCATCAGCAATTTGACCATTGAGCAGACCATCTTGAATACCGGAGATGATATCATTGGTGTAGCTCAGTGGGTCAACGTTAACGTTACCAAGATCAGTTACGATTTCGGTACGGGTAACACCAAACTCATTGTAGTAGTTTACGGTTGGGCCGTAAGTACGGGTCAGAGTACCACTTGGAGCATATACACCACCAGTGGTGATGATTTGCATACGGGAAACTTCGGACAGACGTTCAAAGCGATTACGAATTTCCTGCATTTTACGCAGACGTACAGCAGCAACAGTTTCCAGTTCCAGACCTTGGGCGAAGTTAGTCCAAGAGATAATACCTTGCAGATCACGAGGGGTGATCATGGTATCCAGAGGGAAGTGAGGAATTGGGAAGCTTACCAGAGCACGGCTAGTAGGCTTGATAGTGCTGTTACGTTCATCCCAGTTACGGTCAATTGGCAGACCATCAACTTCAGTCAACAGACTAACAGAAACGTTTTCTTGGGTGACGCCTTGTTCGTTGAACAAACCCATGCTGTTGATCAAACCCCAGCGATTAGGAATGGTAACGATTTGGTTGGTAAGCTCAGTTACCTGAGTAGTGTTGTTGGGTTGAAAAGCGATTGCCATTTATTTAAGCTCCAGATTATTTAGTTTGGTAAGAAAGCCTGCTATTAGCAAGCAATCTCAACAAGTACGCCTTGTGCTTCGAGCAGACCTTTGAGGGTCACAATCTGAGCAGCGTTGAATTGGGTGTTAACTTGTTTGATCAGATAATCCGACAGAATTACTTCATCACGAACAAAGGCAACAGCGGGGGTGTTGGTGGTTGCAGCTACGTTGAAAGTTGGCTTCCAGCTCAGGCGATCACCAAACACAACTGCGAACTGTGTACCAGCAGCAGTCAGGTCAGCAACAACAGCACGGTGGAAGGTGGTATCAGCAGCAGCGCGAGCTACAACAGTACCCATTGGAACAGCACCAGCAGCGGCGAAGTTCAGGGTAATAACTTTACGAGCATAACCAACACTTGGATCAAGTTCATGTACAACAAGATCACCAAGGGTGCGGTAGGTCAGGTCGATAATTGCCATTGGGAAATAGTCCTCTTACTTAGTTTTATAGGTTTTTTGGATAAGTTTAGCGAGAGCGTCTTCCATATCGGGGTTAGTCTCGACCTCTACATCAGCACCCATTTCTTTAAAGAGTGGGTTTTCTACAAGAGCAGCATTTGCTTTAGTAATAGCAGCAACTACAGCTTCGTATTGGGCATCTGAAACACCTTCAAGGGATGCGCTCAGAGTGACAGCTTGTTCTTCACCAAGGGATGCAACCAGAGCAGCTTTACGCGTGGCAGCAACAGCTTGTTTAGCTTCCAGTTCAGATTGTGCTTTAGCAGCTTGGAATTCTGCAACAACACCTTGTGCTTCGGCCAACTTAGCTTGCAGGTCTTGAACACCAGCCAGAGCAAGTTGAAGATCAGCAGCTTGTGCTTCATATTTAGTGCCAAGTTCGGAGAGTTCCGACTTCGCGAGTTCTAGTTCGTTCATATCGAAACTTTGTCCTTCTTTATTCATTTTAAAAAGTTTGTCTTTGAGCATTGATTTCTCATCACCTTTATGACTTTGGGCTGTATCTGCTAAGTATTCGTAAAAACCTTCAAGGGTCATTACTTTATCAGCTAGACCAAGCTTCAAAGCATCCCCGGATAGGAAAGTCTTTGCTTCTGTGGACCTAACTGCTTCTACCGAGATGTTGCGATGTTCCGCAACAAACTCTGTAAAACTTTCGTAGAGAGTGTCTACCTTGGTTTGGATATCTGACAAGAATTCCGGTTTAAATGAGCCGTCATTTGCAAAAGGTACTTTATCAGCACCTGCTGTAATAAACGTGCGTTCATAACCTTCTTTCTCAAGTGCTTTGCTATCATTCATCAGACGAACAACAACACCAATACTTCCCAACTCCGACTGACTGTTAGTGATAATTTCATCAGAGATTGCAGTGAGAGCATATGCAGCACTTGCGCTGAGGCCATCTACATACGAAAGAATCTTTACACCTTTTACATCGGCATAAGATCGAATAT